CGATCCGCAGCTCATGGCAGAGCTCTCGGGGCGCCAGTATTCCTACGACCACATGGGACGGCGCAAGATTGAGAGTAAGGACGAGTACAAGAAGCGATGCGGTAAATCTCCGGACGACGCAGACGCTCTTTTGCTTTGTTACTTTGACGGGTCAGGTCTGATATTCCCCGATGAGATCAGGGACCAGATGGCAAGGAGGCGCAGATGGTGACGACCGAGGATATCCGTGAGCGCGTGATGCTGGCACTTGAGGATCTTACGTACAGCGCGTACCACTCAAAGAAAACGACGAGCATATATCTCCACATGTATGGATCTGGCACATTATCCATCAGGGATCATATGCCCAAGAAATCGGCACTTCCCAGGCTCAGGTACAACATCATCATCGGCTATCAGGGCAAGCGGGAGTATCACATCAATGGCAGATGTTGCAGATTCTACAACGAGCATGAGGTGAGCCTTTGCATTGACGACATTCTGAAATCGTGCGACACTAGCAAGAGGAGATTCTGAAGATGGGACTTTTCTTCAATCGAACCGCTACCAATGAGAATATCACGCGCCGAGAGAGGCGCGGTACAAGAAGCGTCGTTGACTGGACGGAATCCATCCAGGTCAACCGCGATCTTACATACGGGCTGTATCACAATGAGTACAACGGCTTCAAACTCGCAGGCTCGCTCGCATATGCTCCGATTGCTGTACCCGTGTGGTTCATGGGAATCCCTGTTGCGGAATCCGATAACGAAATGACCCAGAAGATGCTTAATGAGCTAACCGAGCAGTTCAGCACACTCATGCAGCAGATCCATACCGAGAGTCATAGGGACGGGACCATCTGGGTGTGGCCGTATTTTTCTGCCGATGACCGCAAGGTGCATTGGGAGATCATACCGGATACCAGCGTGACGACCATAGCCAGGGACATCAAGACCGGCGATGTTTCCAAGATCATTGTCAACGAGCAACTGACCATTAGTATTGATGATAATACAACCGGTAGCGTGGTCAGAATCAGAACATTCACAAGAGACTCGATCAAGACTGAATGGCAGCAGAGCACGCTCGGCATTCCCCAGCCAACCGAGATCATACCGAACATCACGCGAGGATTCCCAATCCCGTTTGCGAACAACGCGGACGCTACCGAGGTACGCGGGCACTCCGACTATGAGCGCATAGTATATGACCTGAAGAATTATCACGACATTGAGCTCATGCAGACGAACATCCTTTCCAAGTTCAACCCGAAGCTGGTTGCAACCGTGAAGGATGTCAGCAAGTGGCTGGCGAACAATGGCTTTGCTGGAATTGGCGATATCGACATCAGCAAGAGCGACTTGTTCTTCAAGATTGAAGGCGAGCTTATTGAGTTCGTTTTCCCATCGAACGCATACCAGGCATATGATAACGCGCTCAAGCGTACATTCCGAAAAATTGTCGAGGGCTCTGTAGTTCCTGAGATATGCTGGGGGATCAAGGTCGAGGGAAATCTCGCATCTGCAGAAGAGCAGATGGGCATGCTCTTGCTGTTCGTCGAGGATAAGCGCACGCAGAAAACCGAGGCATACCAGAAGCTGTTCAGCTCAAGCGTTCGGCTCATGAGTATTGCTCGCATGCAGGCGCTGGAGCCTGACGTTGCAATCAAGTGGGGTAATCTGGACAAACTTTCAGCAAAGACGAAAGCTGAGGTGTTCAAGAATTTCGCAGAGGGTGCAGCGCGCCTGGTTGATGGAGGGGCGGCAACCAAGAATCAACTCTATGAGCTGTGGAACAACTTGTATCCATCGGCTACCATTGAGACATATGAAGAGTTCCTCAAGGGGCTTTCTGAGATGGCGAAGCACAAGCAGTTCAGAGATGCCGACTACGACATGGCGAGGGATGAGTTCTGATGACCCGCAAGGAATACGAGGCGGCGTACCGGTCGGTTCGCAAGAGCGCACCCAAGTTGCTGAAATCGACAATGACCCAAGTCAAGCAAGCCTACATAACTGCAGCAGACAAGGTAGCCGAGCAACTCAGGGTCGCAGAACTGACCGGTGTGTCAGACCTTACCGCATACAGCTGGCAGCAGATCGAGTTGCAGCTCAAGGCCGGGATCATCAATATAAGCAAAGCGCTTGAGGAAGAGACCCCGATCGCTGTTGAAAACATTTCCAGTGGCATAATTTCAGTCGACGAGAAATATCTCAATGATGCGAACCTGGCAGCGAACGCTGGATTGTCTGCAGTAAAAATCAGAAATATGTATGTAAAGGTTAACGAGCAGGTGATCACAAACATGGCGACACGCATGTTCAGCGATGGTTATACATTCAGCCAGCGCGTCTGGCGCGTTGGTGATGCCTTCCAGACGGATATCAAGCAGGTTATTTTGAGCGGGCTTGCCCAGGGGCGTGATCCGGTTAAGATTGCCGATGATCTGACCGAGTATGTTGCCGAAGGCAAGGTCAGGCTCATGAAACGATATGGAAAGCTTGAAGCAGGCACAAAGGCGTTCGCGAAGCGCATTCCAAAGAATGTCGACTACCGGGCAATGCGATTAGTTAGAACCGAGCTGTACGCATCACTCAAGGAATCCGGGGTGGAAGCTGGGAAGCGCAACCCAGGAGCATTGGACTTGTTCGACTGGGTCATGCAGGCAGGTCGTGCCGATTGGGACTGCGCGTGTCCTGATCTTGCGCACAACGGGCCGTACACCGCAGTGCAGGTGCCGGTGCAGCCGCATAGTAATTGTGGATGCTACCTCATGCCAGTGTTGCGCGATCACGACACATTCGTAGACGATCTTGCACGCTGGGCGAACGGTGAATCTGTGGACTATCTTGATGAGTGGAATGATTCCTACTACGGAATGATAGCTTAGTAGTTGACAAACAAAGGTTTGTGAAGGAAAATGGGATTATGAAGCGAATTTATCTTTCAGGCTATGTCGGATACGACTTGACCAGTTCGATGGTCAAGCAGTGGCTTGACGAAGCGAACGGAGAGGAAATCGAGATTCATCTCAATACCCAGGGCGGCATCGTCACCGAGGGCATCGCAATTTATGACCTGATCGACAAGTACACGGGAAAGAAATCCTGCCTCATGGGCGGGCTTGTCGCCAGCATCGGCTCATATATCGCAACCGCTTGCCAGAGGGTTGTTGCTCAGGACATCACCGTCTACATGGTGCATAATGCAGCTAACTGGTGCTTCGGCGATTACAAGGATATGCGAAACGAAGCAGAGTCATTGGAGAAGCTGAACAAGCACATTGCGGATAGGCTCTCCAGATTCAGCAAGAAATCCATCGATGATGTGTTGAAGCTCATGGACGATGAGACCTGGTACTACGGCAAGGAGATTGTCGACGCCGGGTTCGCCACTGAGTTCCTTGAGACAGGAAAGGCAAATGATCAGGCGAGCAATGTGCTTGATATCGAAAAGTTCAAATATCATGAAAGGCTGAAGAGCGTTGCCGCGTATTTCGGTGAACCGCCAAAGCCGAAGGAAGAGAAAATGGAATTCAAGGATTTTCTGACTGCCGCACAGGGCTTTGTAAAGAGCGGCGAGTTCAAGCTTGAGTCTGCGCTTGATCTGTTTGGAGCTAAGGACAAGCTGATCACTGACAAGCAGAAGGCGGCGCTTGATGCACTTGGCAATGATGATCCTGCAGAGCTCAGGAAGAAGGCAGAGGAAGCCATGAAGGCCGCGCTCAACGTACAGCTTGACGAGGCTTTCGGAAAAGACGGTTTGCTGAGAAGCTATGCTGATCAGCAGATTGCACAGAACAAGAGCATCGAGGATATTCGAAAGGACCCGATTGCAATAAAACTCGCTGCAGACAGGGCAGCAGGTCTGGATGTGATCGTTCCGGAAAAGGATAAATCGCCCAAGAATGACGGAGCAATCCGCGTCGAATACTAAAGGAAGGGGTTGAGATATGACCGTATTCATTGAAAAAGAAAAGTGCGACCATGTGCGCATCAAGAATGGTACCGGGGCTGATCTTGCCCAGTACGAATTCGCAATCGTAGGACCATACGCAGCTGTGGCTGACGAGGCCATTGCAAGCAATGCCGTGGGAAGTCTGCACGTCGAGGAAGGAATCCAGATTCAGACCACCGACCTGCACGCAACCCAGAACACGTTCGCCACTGTTGGCGCTCCTGTGTATTGGGACAACGCAACCAAAAAGTTCAGCGATACTTTGACCGAGGATTACTACCTTGTAGGTTATCTGCTGGTCGCAAAAAATAGCGACGGCGTGATCGTGTTCGAGAAGGAGCGTTATGCCAAGCTGGTTCCCGCCTCGCTGGTTGATATCCAGGCCGAGGTCGATGCAGCAGAACTTGCAATAGGTGCAATCACCGCTGAAGCCGGTATTCCGTTCAAGGCGACTGCTACGCTGACCAGTGCTGCTGGTGCGACTGAAGTCGTGCTGCTTGCTGATGCCAAGGTTGGAGCCGGGAAGAAAGTGTATCTGCACAGTATCTTTGCCAGCGTTGACGGTGCTACTGAATGGGCGACTGCTACAAAGGTCCAGGTGAAGGACAGCGCCGATGTTGTCGGTGCCGAGTTCGCTGTATCTGGACTCACGGCAAATGCTTCCCTGACCATCGATGATGCGACGCTCAAAGAGCCGATCTCCCAGGGAGCAGGGTTCACCGCCGCCAAAGGCCTTGAAATTGTGGCCGATGCCAATGGCACCGGATCTGATCTGATCGTGACCGTCTTCGGTTACATTGCATAAGGGAGTGTGAAAGAATGAGACACTTGAATGTTTTTGACCAGGACGGGCTGAAGGAATACCGTCTCAAGAATAAGATGGCAACCAATGTCGCCATCTTCTCCGGGAAGGCCGAGGAGAATCTGAAGGGAAAATCTGAGATCATCGGCAAGGAGCTGATTGTTCCCATGACCAATACCGTCTGGGAAGGTTCCGAAGGCCATGCCAAGCTCTGGGGGG